ATTAACTTTAAAAAAGTACGCTAAGCTTAGAGTCTCAACAGACAAATTCCGGCGCGAACCGGTTAGCTTAGCAGACTTTACAGTAGGTTGGCGGTGTTACCTGTAAAACCGCCGTTTGGGGCTATAGCTCAGAGGGAGAGCGTTCCGGTGGCATCGGAAAGGTCGTGGGTTCAATCCCCATTGGCTCCACATCCCGGGAACCAAAAAACGTACCGGGTGTGAAAAGGAGTAAACGCGTGAAAAGAATCACAGCTGCTGTAACGTTAGCTTTTGCAGTGTTTTTGAGCGGGTGTTACCTTGATGGTGATAATGGCGCGCAAGGATCTCAGGGAATTCAAGGAATTCAGGGTGAAAAGGGCGATCCTGGTCTCGTAGGTGATCCGGGTGAAGATGGTTCTTCGGTCCTTGCAGGTAAGGGATCTCCAACAGATAATATTGTTGCTTTTCCTGGTGATGTGTATCTCGATGTAGATACAGGCCAGATCTGGGGGCCGTATACAGCTGAGACAAAGTGGGGAACCGAACCGTCTGGCGTTCTAAAGTGTAAGTGTAAGAAATTTTGTCGTGATGGTAATGACAGAAACGAAGACTAATATCGAGAGGGCTTTCGGGCCTTCCCTTTATTCCCTTATCCTTCAACGGCAGGAGAGGTGACTGTTAATCACTCAATCGAGGTTCGAATCCTCGTAGGGGAGCATCATCGAACCAGGAGGTAATCTCATGGAATGTACAAACTGTCATGCCGATGTGAGTGCTTGGTTGAACAAGTACCGTAAAATGGCAAAGGTTCGTCTTGATGATCAATATTTCAAAGATGAAAAGCTTCTAGGAAAGTATGATGAAACAGGTTTGTACATAAGCGGCGAAAAATTTTATGAGCATGAATCGAAGAGGTGTTTCGAACGTTGTCCAAGGTGCGGTTCAAAGAATAGTATGGATTTAGCATCTTATCAAATGCGGGCGTAATTCACTGGTAGAATGTCTGCTTGCCAAGCAGGATGCAGTGGGTTCGATTCCCATCGCCCGCTCACCGGTCTCTTATGTTAATGGCAGACGGTTTCCGTGACATGGAAAAGACAGGAGTTCGATTCTTCTAGAGACCAACGCCAGCATGGCGAAATGGAAAACGCACTAGTCTGAGAGACTAGCGGGTAAAACTTTCCGAGTTCGACTCTCGGTGCTGGCACAGGTACAGTAAATAATTTGTATAAATTGCGTCTGCCCTCTTAATTTATAAAATAAACTAGGAGGATTATGATGTCTGAAATCATGTCTGCTGAATGGCGAAAGAAGATTTCTGAGTCTGTTAAACGAGCGCATGCCGAGGGTAGAATGAATACCTCATTCGCCGGGCGACAGGGATGGTCAAAAGATAAAAAGCTTCCAGCTAGAAAGAGATCTGTAGAGAATGTTCTTGTAAAAAATTCGAAATATGGAACTAATGTCGCGAAACTAGTAATAATAAGAGACGGTTTATTACCTTATCGTTGTGCTAATTTAGAATGTGCGATAGACAACTGGAGAGGAAATAAATTAAGGCTTCATCTTCATCACAAAAATGGTGTCAGAAGAGATCATAGATTAGAGAATCTAGAATTTTTATGCCCAAATTGTCACGACTTAAAAACGACGATATGGAAGAAAACAACGTAAATAGACGAAGAACGAACGGCCTTGTACCCCAACGGCAGAGGGAGCCGGCTTAGAACCGGTAAAGTGAGAGTTCGAATCTCTCCAGGGCCACATGCCTCTTTATTTCAATGGTAGAATAGCGGTTTCGTAAGCCGTCAATCCTGGTTCGATTCCTGGAAGGGGCTCATGAAAAACAGAGCAGAAGCAAAATATGTTATCAAACTCTACGAAGCGCAGTGGGATAAGCTTCATAATGAATCGGTCAAGCCTTTTTTTAGAGAATTAAAGAGAGAATTAGACGAAGATCAATCTGGTCATGATGCATTATTTTCTTATTACGTATTTGGAACAGCTGAAGGGTTATCTGCAGCATTAAATTATAAGTTAGATGTTGGGTTAGACGCTCGCTTGAAGGTAGGATATTTTGCGGTTCATGGACAGAAAGATAAACTTCAAGCGCTCAACGATATTAATAGAGTAAAGCTTAGAAATATTTTAATCAAGACTACGAATTTTGATGGTTTGTATTTTGGCGCATGTGATTTTGTTAATCGTAAAACCGCGGAAATGCTTTTAAATAATATATCAACTCTTAAATGGGTTGCAGGATTTTCAAAATGGACTCCCTGGCTTGAGGGAACATTATGTGATATAATGTTCTTCAGGCTGTTGTTGTCTGGACGTTTCAGACGACCAGCTCGTACTAATACAAAGTGGGACATCATGGGCAGGCCTGAAGACGCTGCAAGAGCTTTATACGAAGTATTCCCAATGGCGGTTGATTTGAAGTTCTCTTTATTTTATAGAGGGCCAAATAACATACTCTCTACGAGAGAAGAATTAATGATATGCTAAAGTGGATAGTGATTTTTATTGCATTATTCTTTACTGATATCGTATGGGCACTTTATATCAGGTGGTCTTCACAAGGAAAAGCAGCTCGAGCTGGCATCGCTTCTATTTTTATATATGTTATAGGCGCTTTTACAATAGGCGAATTCATTAAAGACGTCTGGGTTTTAATTCCGGCGAGTATTGGATGTTTTGCTGGAACGTATGTGACGATAAAATATATCGATGTACAATAAGTTGCAGTTGATGTATAATAGACTTATAAATGGCCGGGTAATTCAATGGCAGAATAAGCGACTTATAATCGCTCTATGGTGAGTTCGACTCTCCCTCCGGCTACCACGCTCTCGTAGGCCAACGGCAGAGTCAGCGCACTTAAAATGCGTACAGTGTCGGTTCGAATCCGACCGGGAGCACATGCGGAATTAGTTAAATGGTATAACCGAAGCCTTCCAAGCTTATATCACGGGTTCGATTCCCGTATTCCGCTCAGTAAATAAAGAGAAAAGGGGACAAAAATCCAACTACGATGGGAGAAACCCACCGAAATGAAGAAGATATTTATAATTGCGCTGATTGCATGTACTCTATTTGCTGCATACGAGTTTACAAGTTTGGAACAGAGATTTCAGTTTACGCTGGATCCGATCAATCACCCAGATGTGGCGCAAGTAGAACGGCTAATAGACAAAACGGGAGCTATTGTCCCGCCAGAAACTAAAAAGAAAGTGGCACTAGCTATAGCCGAACATGCAAGATATTATGGAATAAAACCAAAGAATCTTGTTGCTATAGCATTTGTTGAGTCAAAATTTAAACCAACCCTCATCAATGAAACAGGCGATCATGGATTGATGCAGATCAATTGGCCGACCTGGAAAAACAGATTTACTAAAAATCCACGAGACCTTCTTAACGTTTATAAAAATGTAGAAGTTGCATGTAAGATCATCAACATAAACAAAAGCATGGGGCATGATGAATTAGCAGCTTACCATTCATTCAATAGTGAACCAAAAGCTGAATATTCTGCCAAATTAAAAGAAGTTCTAAGGAGGCTTTAATGATCGAAATCAAAAAGCATCTCAGTGTGATTGTATTAGGACTTGTTACGATCGTAGCTTTGTTCGGAGTTGGAGTTGTTTCAATTTTAGATAGCCGTCGTAATATGAAGACGCTCGAGACCAAGAATCACATTAAAATTGTTATGATGACAGATAGAAATTGTAATGACTGTCATTTGGGCGCGTCTTTTGTTAATTTATTCAATCATAATCAGGTGAAATCAAACGACAATGTCGCAAATTTCATCATGGATAAGGTTAATATTCGACGTTGGTAATACGTTAGCGGGTGAATCGGCGGATGTGCAGATACCAGCCCCATAAGCTGGAATAGCTGGTTTAACTCCAGTACCCGCTACCAATGGCTTACGTACAAGTGTACAGGGATGGCTCATAACTATCCCAAGCTCAGACCGATACTGAGGTAAGCCACCATATTGACGAGTAGCCAAGAGTGAAAGGCAGGAGGCTTTGAACCTCCCATGCGCAGGTTCGATCCCTGCCTCGTCAGCATATATTGGCGTATAGTGAAATGGAATCACGGTTGACTCTGAATCAACAATTCGAGGTTCGAACCCTTGTACGCCAGCATTGCCTGTGTAGCTCAATGATGGAGCGGGCGTCTCTAAAACGCTGGTTGTGGGTTTGATTCCCACCGCGGGCACCAAAATGGAGGATGTTATGGACAGAGTGTAGGGCTTTACATAGATTAGACCGCCTTAAAATTCTCTTTATCGGAACTGACATCAATGTCAACCTCTAGATAAGGAGAATGAAAATGGAAAAGATTTATTTCATTGAGAGCAAAGAAGAGTATTTGCGGTTTGTCGAGTCGTGGAAAAAATATGTTAATTCGGGTGGGACCACGACGGCTAAGCAGCATTTATTATATAATACTATTAGGTCGAAAAATCCATTCAGAGGATTCGCAAAAGGATCCAACGAGCGGAAAGCGATGAGCAGGCCGTACAAAGAGTGGAACGGTTACCTTTTGGCCTTCACCGCCCTCGACCAGATAATCAAGTATGGCAGGTCAAACGCGGCGAAAGAAGTTTGTAAACCATTTGGCATGGAAGATGGTGAAAAATGCGTGGAACTAATAAAGCGAGCGTTCGAGGTAATAAAGAATGTTCCCATCCCAGAGTGAAGCAGATGGAATACACTTATTGCTTCATTCGTAAGGATATTCCTATTCACGCTCAGATCATTCAGACCGCTCATGCTTGTTTGCAGTCTGATAAGCCGAAAACGGTGAATAGCATTGTCCTTTTTGAGGTGAAGAATGAGGATCATCTCATTAAGACGAACGAATATTTAAAGAGTCGTGGATTGAAGACTTACATGTTTTTCGAACCCGATTATGATATGGGATATACATCAATTGCAACTGAACCTCTATCAGGTGAAGATAGGGACATTTGTAAAAGATTTAAAATGTGGTCGTAAGACCACATTACGGAAGAGCAAATCGATTGGTGACGAAAACCGCCTTGAAAGCGGATTCGCTGTAAAAGGCATTGGGGGTTCAACTCCCTCCTCTTCCGCATATAAGTGTATACATCAGCACTGGTCTAGCAGTGTGGGGAGAGACGCGGTAGCACGCGAATAGCTTATCTAGTTCTAAACTATCATCGTAGGAAGCCGAAATGGGGCAAACGGCCTGCTGTATACTTGGTGAGTTACTCTAGTCTGGTAAGAGGCGATCTTGGAAAGGTCGTGTATACGTAACAGTTACAAAGGTTCAAATCCTTTACTCACCGCATAAAAGGAGATTAGCATGGATATTAATTGGCACATCATAAACGAAGTTGCACAGTGGCTTGTTCTTGTTCGCATTTGGTTGGCTATTTGCGACAACAATACAAAGATTCAGAATGCATTTTCAAGGATTCACAGAAAAATTGATTCTAATAGAAAAGGGTAGGGATCCGGCTGGATGAGGAGCTAGTTTCGAAAGCTAGTGGGTGTAAAAGCCTTGTGAGTTCGAGTCTCACCTCTACCGCATAAAAGGAGATCGTATGTCTTTACATCATTGGGTGGAGATAGAATTTAAAGACGACATTTATATCGTACACCATCCTGAAGGCGTTAAGAAGTTTGTGGATAAACTTAAGCTTCTTAAATGGATTGATAAGTTTTTAGTTGGAAGGCGTAAATTAAGAGAAGTAAAAACGGAAGGTTGACAGAGCCCAGTAATGTACCGGTTTGCTAAACCGAGGTTAGGGTGATACCTACGGGGGAGCGAAGCCCTCACCTTCCGCATGCCCTTGTAGTTCAATTGGATAGAGCGTGAGTCTACGAAACTCAAGATAGGGATTCAACTCCCCTCAAGGGCACACGCAGTGCAGCCTGGTGTGGACAGGCTAGGTCGCATGGGACAGTCTCCTTCTGCAGAGGAATCCCGTAAGGACTGATAGTGGGCGATAAGAAAGCTAGCAACCGTGAGGACTATCTATTCTGGTGGTACAAAGAACTGAATCGGCCGTAGCTCTCAGGACAGTACCTAATGGGAAGCTACAAAGCGCGCTAGCGTCGTGCGGGAATGCCGTATCTGATAGTCAAGAGGGTCAGAATCCCTCCACTGCTAATTTGCCGGGTTCGTATAATGGTAATACGCCTCTTCGGTAAGGAGGAAAAGCGGGTCCGATTCCCGCACTTGGCTCATGGTTCTGTGGGTGACTGGAATTAGCCGGCTGTCTGCAAAACAGCATAACCGAGTTCGATTCTCGGCAGAACCTCATTTTATTGTACAAACGTTGTAATTTAGTATATAATGAATTTATACGGTGTAAATGCCCTTGTAGTTCAATGGTAGAACAGATGACCTGTAATCATCTAATCCGGGTTCGATTCCTGGTAGGGGCTCAGCAATAAAACAAAAGGAGCATTTATGGCAAAAAAGAAGAGCAGGATGACAAAAAGACCCTCGACGTTAATCGTTGCGCCCGGTTGTGAATCTTGTAGCAAAGTATGCAAATATAATACTGAAATTGCCGACCCGTTTATGGCATCAGAATGGACAAGAGAAAGTCCGTATGGTTGTAACTCAAAACTTACTGGTTTTGGATTAGAAGGAGATTAATATGTTTGGAACGGTTGTAATTGTTATTTTGGTTGTTGGAATAGCTGTTGGTGGGTATTTTATCTACAAGAAACACAAGGCGACGATTGATAGAGAAGCTGCCCGAATTGCAGATCAAGCTCAAGACCTCGCCGATAAGGTGAAGAAACAATGAACATAGATAAGATTAAAAAAATCAACAGACTTATAAAAAATCATCAAGATTCGATTTTAAGACAGCAGCCTCCGCAGAATATTCCAGCAGATGCAGGGAGACTTTCTGATGACCTTTCAAAAGTTGCATCAAGCGACGTAATTGGGAAGGGTGGAGAGTCTGATCTCTGTAAGTAATATTGTATGCCCTTGTCGTTCAATGGATAGGACAAGAGTCTTCTAAACTCTGAATAGGGGTTCGATTCCTCTTGAGGGCGCATACATGCTCTCGTAGACCACGTGGCAGAGTCGGCAGTCTCAAAAACTGTACAGGGCGGGTTCGACTCCCGTCGGGAGCACATTTCCGGATACTTCCGGATAAAGAGTTGGGGATTGGACCATTCAGGGGCTTTAAACCCACCCCACAAGTATTTTGGACCATTCAGGGGCTTTAAACCCACCCCACAAGTATTTTGGAAAATATTTGACCATAAGGAGGATGCATATGGGCTGGCAAGCTAGATTACCGAAAGACAAGAAAGAAACGTTTGTAAGAACATGCAATAAGTGCGGCGGTACAGGTTTCAAGAAGACTTTCATCTCAACCGACGGTCATCCTCTCGCAGATCCAATCAAGATAAAATGTAGATGTACGATTCAAGCAGAAGAAGCTGCAAAGTTAGTTGAAGCCGCCAAGAAGAAGGCAAGCGCTGCAGAATAACGAAGCATTATGATATAATATAACTAATATCCCAAGGAGGATGCATATGTTTATTAATAAGACGCTTGAAGCGAAGCTCGAAAAAGTTGTGAATCATCTCGCCGCCTCTATCGATGTAGAAGGGGCAAAAGAATTATCCTTACAAGAAAGAATTGACAATCTTCAAACCGTTATCGATGGCTTGAAGATCGAAAAGCGCGATCTGGAAATCAGTCTGAAAGCTACTAAGGCCGACAATGACCTCGAAAAGAAGAAGATGGAAGCTGGCTTCAATCGTGAGAAGGTCGATATCAATCATCTTATCCAGCTCGACAAGGAAAGAGCCGCCCAGACTCTTGAGCACGAGAAGAAGATGATCGATCTCAAGATTCAGGCTAAGGAAAATGAACTTAGTGAGAAGTACAACACGAAGGTTCGTTCCCTTATCGAAGCTCGAGATGAAGAAAACAAGAAGCTTCTTGCTGCTCACATGAATGACATGAAGCAGATGATGCTCGAGATCATGAAGAGACTGCCCACGGTAACTGTCGGCAAGAAGTAAATGTCAGGAGTATTCTCTGATCATATGAGTGGAGTCGTCGATAAAGACACTCAAGAGATGAAGAAGGCGCTTCAAGCTATTATCATGGACGAGTGTAGTGACTTGTTTCAGCTCTATGATTTTAGGCTCGTACAGCTCAGCGCTCAAAGAGATGATCTCTGCGCCGGTTATTCCTTCGCTGCTGGTGTTATGAGCCCTAGAGTCGATGGTGGGAAGACTCTATATGTTCAAGCAGTTCTTCCTCGGACTGTTATATTCGACCACCCGTACTACGTTACTGCAACTCAGTCACTTGCCCATAGTAATGTCGTCACGAATGTTTTTCATCAGCTTGCCAGAAAACTCAGACATGAAGTAGAACGTCGAACAAAGGAGACGCCTGTGGTGGCAAATAACCCGTTCTTCGTGAATCCTTTTACGTATACAACGTCTTTGACATCGGAAACTATGATATCGCAGATGCAACAGGTTCGTGGTGTAAATGAAGAAAAGGCCATGAGCTTCGCTAACCCTGTCAAAAAGACGATATCCAAATCGAAGTTCGAATATATTGATAGTCTTATTGCCGATGCTAAGAAGCGACTCTACGGTGGATATTCTAACCCTGTGCTTTCTTTCAAATATTTTTAGTTTACAATCAACTACATTTATAGTATAATGTTCTTAATGAGGTGTGCTCAATTGCCGACTAAACAATACAACATATACAAAACAACAAATCTAGTAAACGGAAAGTTTTACTGGGGTGTCCACGATTCTATTGACGAAAACGACGGTTATTCGGGTTCTGGAACCGTGCTTCGAAAAGCTATAAAGAAATACGGTAAAGAAAACTTTAGACGAGAAACAAAACTTCTTTATGATACAGCTAAAGAAGCATATGAAGACGAAGGCTTTATCGTAAACAAGGCAATGGTTGAGAATCCAATGAGCTATAACTCTCATCTTGGAGGTAAAGGCGGAAGTTTGCCGGGCTGCGATCATCCGATGTTTGGAAGACATCATTCTGAAGAATCAAAACAAAAAAGCAGTTTATCTAATAGCATAACGTGTTCTGATGGTCGACGAAAAGGAAAAAACAATCCGATGTTTGGAAGAGTGGGAGAGAATAATCCGAACTTCGGAAGATATGTCTCGGAAGAAACGCGAAAGAAACTCAGCATTGCGAAGATAGGTATCAATCATAAGGGCGAGAAAAATCCAATGTATGGCCGAAAAGGTAAAGATAATCCCAATTATGGTAAAAAGTATCTCAAGGTAAAGGACTAGAGATAGTGAGCACATTTCATAATTATTCTAAAGTTGAACGTCTAGAAAAAGAAGAGTGCGATGGCCTTCTCAATGGCGGTTGCTACATTTTTGAGAAGATTGATGGTGCCAATGCACAGGTCTATCTAGACACCGAGACTGGCGAGATTGCGTGTGCTAGTCGTAATCGTGTTCTTTGCGTCGGCGACAACCTCATTTCTGGCGACACGTTCAGAGGATTTGTCGCGTATGTTTGGAAATATAGAAATAAGTTCAAGCAATTTTTCGATATCCATCCTAATTTCATTCTTATGGGCGAATGGCTGATCAAACATACTCTCCCATACGCGCCTGAGGCCTATAATCAGTTCTATGTTTTTGACATCTACGACTCTATCAAACAACAATACATCGGAATTGAAAGTCATAGATCTTGGCAAGATCTTCATTCCGTTGGAATTAACTTCATCAAATACGACAAATGGATAGAAAATCCCTCGATGGATGATTTGAAGGCGATGTTAGAGTTACCGTCTAACTACGACGCTCCTTTTCGCGAAGGAATCGTAATTAAGAACTATGATTTTTGCAATAAGTGGGGGCGCACTCCTTACGGTAAGCTTCTTCACGAAACGTTTAAAGAAGTCAAGAGCGTTAAGAAGTCTGTCGAACCAAATGCCATCGAATTGGCGATTCAGGAGCAGTATGTAACGAAAGCTCGTGTCGAAAAGATTAGAAACAAGATCGCCGACACCCAGTCTGAAAGACCAGGAATGGAAGCTATTCCTAAACTTATCAACATGGTTTGGTATGATATTATTACTGAGGACATGAATGACATTCTCAAGAGACTCAAGAATCCAACCATCGACTTCAAGCTATTGAAGCGACTGGTTTTTGAACGTGCAAAGGAATACTATATCAAAATTCTACAAGAAGGAGCGCTGCATGAGGGGTAAAATCAAGGCGTCCACGAGATTTCAAAAGTTTCGAGAAGTCATGCTTCTCAAATTCAATGAGGACCCTGCAATTTCCTCAGAGTTCATGAGTTTTATTAGAAGTGCAGATAACAGTCTAATCGTTCAATTGTTATTGGCATATTGCGATGAATCAGAATCTCTTTTACATTTGGAGTCGGGATCTCCCCAGGCTGTTTATCAAATGATTCGTTTGGTAAATCGTCCTATTTTGCTTAGAGATCTCGAGGTTCTCGGTGAACTTACGTGGGGGTCGAGAGAAGGAAAAAGAAACGTTTTCGAGGCTATTTCTTTGCTGTATAGCACTAATTTAGTTGATTATAGCTTTAGAGATTTCAATAGCACACCCTCAAATATTCTGCAATTCTTCGTGAAAGAAGAAGACTAATCCTACTGGAGGAACATATGTCACAATCGGGTAAACAAGCTTATGCCGCGATCATTACGGTCGTGGAAGGTCTTAATGAAGACATCAACAAGTTTTATGACAAGGAAGTGAATGCAGCTGGAGGTCGACTCAGGAAGGGCCTCAAGCAGATTTCTGATATTATTCGGGCTGAAAAGAAGAATATTCTTGAAGTTCGAAACGGGCGTTTGAAGAAATAATAAACTGTCGGGCGGCCCTATGGGCCGCCCACTTTATTGGAGACGATATGAAACAAATCTCGGTAATGGGTATTCAATACGAAATTATCCAGCTTTTGCCAGAAGATCTCTCTAAGCTGTATGAGGGCACTCAGCACGAACAGAGTTTACAGAAACTGTTCGGTGAGAAGTGCGAGAATTTTTCAGGGCTGTGTGACGCTCAAAATCAGAAAATTTATTTAAATATCAAACTAGCAGAAGAGAAGAAAAAGAAGACTCTTATCCATGAATTTATTGAAGCAATGGATCAAGAAAGCATTCTCGAATTAGCGCACATACAAATGCAAGCAATCGCAAATACATTCTTCCTGTCTGGAATTGTAGATCTGGAGGATTTGATAAAAATTGAACCGGAAGATCTTGAAATCAGTATCAATAATGATACAGCTTGATGAGCTTAAGGGATCAGTCAACAGCATGATGATCCCCGCAAGGGGCAATAGAAAAGCATTTATTTATTCGGGGAATTACAGAGCTGCTAAAAAGAAAGTTCAAGACTATCTCGATACAAACTACCCAGAACTTAAAGGCTATTTAGCAGACCACCCGCAATATTATTACACCACCGTCAAATACATCGCTTGGGACAACTGGCTGACTAAATCTAGTAAGTATCAGCAGTTGCGCAAAAAGGACGTTGCAAACTATACTAAAAATGCAGAAGACGTCGTATTTACATTTTTAGGAATAGACGATTCATCAATTATAAATTCGAATGTGTCAAAAAAACAGTTAAAAGAAAATGAAAAAGTGAAATTAGAAGTCGATATTCAAATGTTTGAAATGGATACGAAATGTTTGGAATAATATATAAAACAACAAATAATATAGATGGAAAAATTTATATCGGAAAAGCGCAAAACAGTTGTAAATCAACTATTCGAAATGAATATCTTGGTTCGGGTGTTTTTCTTAGGAGAGCTATAAAAAAATATGGCAAAGAAAATTTCTATAAAGAGATAATTGACACTGCTGCAAATAAAAAAGATTTAAATGATAAAGAGATTTATTGGATCGATTATTATAATTCCAGAAATCAAGATATTGGATATAACATCACTGCTGGTGGAGAAGGAAGTGATTATTGGAAGGGTAAGAAATTTTCTGACAGTCATAGAAAGAAAATAAGCGACGCATTTTCAGGAGAAAATAATCCATTTTATGGAAAACATTTAAGCGCCGAACATAAAGAAAAATTAAGAATAGTGAATTTAGGATCTAAAAGGCCTCCGAGGTCTGAAGAATATCGTAAAAAATTGTCAGAATCACGAAAAGGAATTTATAACCCAAATTCGAATTACCGAAAACGTCTCAGATCGCAAGAAGAAGCAGTATCATAGAATCCAACATTCAGAAGGGCATGTTGAAGCCTGACCAGGCTGTCGCGTTGTGCTGCGATGTTTATTTATACGCTATGGACGCAGATGTGCTAAAGAGGGACTGCTGCTATATCGGGGAGAATTTCAATAAATCCGTATGCTAATTCTTCTTCAGTTTCACCTACAAGATTGATTTTCTCTATTACGTAGAGATACATTCCAAAATTCAGTTGACTATTTAGGCTGAATCCTAAATTCGAATCCATCAAATTTGCAGCATACGACTCCAGGGCTCCTTCAGAGAATTTCTCTTTGATGGAGAATCTGTAGTTGTATTTTGACCTACCACTTTTAATCTTCTCGAATTCTTTGTTGAAAACAGTAATGTCGAGTCTATACTTGTCGTTCTTTATTAGATAGAGTTTTTGTGCCATGTGAAATGAAGCGGGCTCAGAACGTTCTCATTGATCTGATTTAATCTCCATGATAGGGGAGAACCCGCATCTCCTTAGATTATTTTAGAGCTGTCCCACAATTGCCGCAGAATTCGAAGCTTGTCTTCCATTTTCTGCCGCATGTTGGACATTGAATCTTTTCTTTTACGTATATGGGTCTCTGGCCACCGTAAAGCTTGATCACCATCGAATAGAGTGTTCCTTCTAGATTTCCGATATAACCAGCAGAGAAATTCTGATTCGACTTACTTCCTTCTACTGTAATTCCCTGAGGCATTGATGCGCCGGAGGCTGCTCCAAGCTTCTGATCGCTATAATTTGAACTTGAGTTTGAACAGCATTTAGTGAATTCTACATTCCTTCCGCCATACGATGTGTCTGAGGACGAGCCAATAGCACTTCCGCCACTCGTAACAGTAAAATTATTATAAATCCAATCAGGAGTCCTACCGCCAACCCATGTCGGTTTTACCCACGGAGTATACGGATCTAGACGGACGTTTAACGGTGGCAATTCAAACTGCCATTTTATGACTATCAGGCCATCTTCTGGATTGTCTCCTCTGAAGTTACTTATTTCAGCTGTCTTCTCGATGAACTTGAACTTGCGACCCTTACCAAAGTTGGCAGGTCGTTCCAAGTCGACAGATTGACCCGCTGCTACGATAAGTCCGCCTTCGGTCATGTTCTTACCGTCAATATCAACATGAACCAGGGCACGTCGTTCCGAGAGGTTTTTGAGGAATAGAGAATATTCCGTCTTGAAGGGGAGGTACACGGTAGAATCATTTCCTCGATAGTCTTCTCGAAGAAACTTTCCATTTGCTTTCACTGAACAGACAAGTTTATTATTATACATCATGGCACAACCTTTCCCGGTATCTGACTAGTACCGCAGAGTTTAAAGTCAGATGGATTTATGCAATTGTTTATATATAAATTACTAAGATCTTTCGCCTATTCTCATCCAAACTGAATCGCCTTGATTGCCGTTCCAAAACATTGGCAAATAATACATCTCTTTAAATCCCCAATACGTAAGATGTTTACTTATTTCTGAATAACTATGCTGATTAGCCCAAATTTGAAAACCGTCTTTTTCTACTTCTAGATGTAATGATTTGAACGTTCTAATGTTTCGTCCAAAACTTTCTAGAACTTCATAGGTAAATCCTTCAACATCTATCTTGCATGCGTCGATCTCCCACCAATCAATTAGTTCCAGAAGTGATTCTCCCGTAATGGCTAGCACTTTTATCCAGTTCGCGGGAGGATATAAATGTTTTTTATCTTCAGCAATCGTTAACAACGAACTTGTTCCCATTACATGGACATTATAAGTATTCGGGATAGCATTGAATTTGACTATTCCTGGTTTATCCGAAATAGCTAATTGATATGCTCTAAAGTCGGGATAATTTGTAAGAATGCTTTTGAATGATGTCGGATGCGGGTCGATTGCTACAACTCGTTGAGGATTTATGTCGCCCAACTTTCTAAAAACTTCAGCATGATTACCGTCTCTCGATCCTATTTCGACGAAATTTGTCGGCTTTCTTCCAAATTCGTCAACAAATGCCTGATAGTATTTTTCCATTACTTTATATTACCTTGCCAGGGTTTTGGGGCATCTTTGTCTACTGTCGGGACAAATAGCGCTGAATTCCACGCTTCGTGATAATGTTTTGTAATTTTCTTTATAT